GGCAGCTCCCAGACCGTAATCTTCATCACAGCATTGCTCCTGTCCTGGCGTGAATCTTCTTCTTAGAATCCCTGACTGCCTTGCAAGCAACCTCAAAGCCAACTGCTTGAGCCTTTGTTAGCTTCTGCTTTTCTCCGGCTTCTGTGATTGTGAAAGACATTGTGCGGGCTGCATACTCTGCTCCCACACGAATGCCCTGTTCGTAGGCTTCATCCATCTGCTTCGGGAAGAGACGGTCTGCTACATCGTATAGAAATAGCTTCCAGTTTCTAGGCTTCATTGATGCCCTCCAGCTTCTTGATTACATTACGGATCACATCTGCCGTGACCTTGTTACCGATGTTCCATTCTTGGTTAGACATTGTGTCTAGCTCGCTGATTAGTGAGTTCCAGCCCATGTCGTAGCCCGCTTGGAATAGGGCATCGGCGTGAAACTCGATTTGAGATTTGATTTCGTTTACTCTCATTTGTTACCTCCTGCAATCACTTTAGGGCAGGGGCCTGACATTTGCCAGATTATTCAGGTAACGAAAATATAACGATTACAGCACCAGGGGCACGGTCATCGGCGTAGTGCTTACGGGCCACAGCTTCTACAACTTGGCTGTCATCGCCCCAAATGTAGCCTGACTGACCGATAGCGTCTAAACAACCTCTTAGGAGCTTGTCCACATCTGGAGGCACTATAGGCAGTGGTCTGTCGGCTTTTTTGATTGTTTTAGGTCTGGGTAAATAGAAATCCACCTCAACCCGAATTGGGCCAAGGTGGACTATCTGTTCTGCATAAGGCTGACAAGCATCAGCGATTTCTCGCCTCCATACTTTGAGAGCCTGACCAGAGGCTTCGATTAGTCGCCCGTGAATTACCTTTTTGGAGCCTTGTGGCTTAGGTAATCCATAGACATCTAAGCGAATTAGAATGGGGCATCCGATCTGTCAAGCACAACCGATTCTACCGCTTGAGGGTAGAGGCGTATCTTGACAGCGGAAGTTCCATCCTTCTTTTCGTAGGTTGCTAGTTTGGCATTGCCAGTAATAGTTACTCGAGTGCCCTTCTCGGCAGTGAGTAACCAACCGAATTCTGAAGATGCGTCTACTGAAACATCAATGTAGTCACGGCTAACGGTTTCCCATTTGCCCTGTTCGTTCTTCTTCCGGTTAGCGTGGGTCACGGTTACAACCGAACCCCAATCGAATGTTTTGGCTTCTTCTACAAAGCCAGTAAATGTGAGCGAGAGTGCCATGTGTAGGTTTCCTTATCTTTCAATGTGCTCGGGATTTACGCAATCTAGCATTCCACAAATTCTGTTTCCTGGCAAGATGGGTTCCCCGAGTTCGTTTAGTGGTGTCACTAAATCTGGTGCAAATCTGCCATGCCACGGGATGCATTTCAGTTCCCCCGTGTTGACAGTTGTAGATCTTCTGGTGCGACAGGATTGGCAAAATACCTTGGCCTTTCCTCGCTTCTTGATGACATCCCAAGACATGCCACAGCGGTAGCAGGTTTCCCTTTCCCACACATAACTAGGCTAGTTGCCTTTACTAGCATCCAGAAGATGTTTAGCTTTGAGGGCTTGATGAATTTTCTCTTTCGCTCCGAGAAGTGCACTGCCTCGTAGGGGAACTTCTGCCCTTTCCAGTTGTGCTTCACCTCCACCTCGATTTCAAAGAAGTTTTCATCCTTCTCGGCGTAAACATCTATGCCGTATTTGTCAGGATTTACCCATGCGTCATAGTCCCGAGATTTTAGATAGTTCACGACCAGCTCTTTGGCGAAGTCGTTTTTGTCAAACAGGTCTTGGCTGAACTTCTTGGTCATAGCCCTAATCGTCTCTTGAGCTCTGGAGTAAGTGGAACTGACCTCTTCGCCAGCTCTTCCATCTCCCGAATGTATTGCTGACTAGCGTCAATCTCTTTTTTCCGGCGTGCTTCGTTAGCAGCCTTGGCTTCCGGCAGGGTTGCAGCGTTCTCCCACGAATCAGCATTTAGCCATGAGGCAGGGTATTTCGTGTATTCAGGCTTTCGTGTCGGATCGTTCTTGTAGGCGATAACCCCAGCCAGTATGTCCTCGAACTTGGCTCTTTTGAGAGCTGACTTGAATGCTCTAAAAGCTGCTCCCTTGTCTAGCCGTCTTGGATATTCCTTCCAGAATTCTTTGAATAATTCCTCATGCGTGTTAATAGGTTCTTGTAATGGTTCTATAAGGGTTTGCACGCCATCTGCTGTCACCCCTGACGCTCTATTTGTCACCCCTGACTGCGATTCTGTCACCCCTGAGACCGAATCTGTCACCCCTGGCAGGTTGACCCAGTATCGGTTGGATTTGTATTGACCGCTAGTCGGAGCGTTCTGAACCTCGACTATCAGCTCCCCAATTTTCTGCAAATACTGGATGTCCCTCTGCACACTACGCTCTGAGGAATTGACCATCTGAGCCAGCCTTCTGATTGAGGGCCAAGCTCCTATCTCGCCTTGGTGATCTGCAATAGCTAGAAGCACTAGCCGTGCCCTGCCATCGGACTTAGATTCACGCCATACGGCATTCATTATCTCAATGCTCAATTTCGACCATCCTTACCGCCTGTGGCAATGTCACCGAGTGCATTGACCCCTCCTTCTGTTGTGTGCTAGATAGTTTGTCCGTAAAAATGTCACTTACGGTTGGTGTTGGAAAATTCACTTGCCCCCCCCTAGCAGGTATGGGCATGCCCTCAAGCAGCATCCTAAGTGCCAGCTCAGCCTGTTGTGGAACGACACCGTTACCACATGCTTTTAGTTCTTCGTTTCGGGTCAAACCGACATCTGTTATCCAGCCCTCGGGAACGCCCATCATCCACTCTGTAAAGCGACTAGAGAGCCTGTGAGCACCTTCTTTGCCATCAGGTTTCGTAGGGGCGGGTGCGGGTCTGCCTAGGACTTGCTCCCACCTACGGATTGCAGGTTCAAACTTGCCCCAGTTAGTAACGCCTTGCATTGCTGCTTCCACTTGATCCTCTAGCCTGGCTTTTGGGGCTCCCGCTGCTACTTGCTTTGCCGTTGGCCCATTGGCTGAACTGCCCCTAGGAGTGCCAAGCATGACCTCACCGCTATTGAAGATTGCTCTAGCAACCGTGTCTACCTGAACTACACCATCACGCTTGTGTTCAGCCGTGCCGTCTTTATGGTCACGGGATGCGGGTGTTGGCAACGATGAAAATTCTGAAACGCTGGTGGGGTGCTCCGGCATCGGAAGCTCGAACACCTGCCCATTTCGCATCAAACCCGAGATTGGCCAAGTCCCCAAGAACGGCTCCCATTGCTCGAATAGGGTGTCCGTTCCCGATGATTGCCAAATCTTCTTCTGAGTATTCCATTCCATTGTCGGCTTTAGCTGAGAGTAATCCTCTGACATTTTCAATAACTACCAATCTTGGTCGGATTTCGTCAATAGCCCTAGCAAACTCCGACCATAGCCCGCTGCGAGTTCCTTCTGTTAGTCCTGCCCGCTTGCCCGCTAAAGACAAGTCCTGACATGGAAAGCCACCCGTCAGTATGTCTACGGGTTCAAGTTTTGTAAAGTCAACTGCTCTGACATCTCTGTAGTTAGGAACGCCAGGAAAGTTCTTCTCAAGAATCTTTGATGGAGCATCTTCCCATTCGCAATGCCAAGCAACAGTTGCACCTGTCACCTTTGCAACTGCTAAATCAAGTCCTCCGTAACCAGAGAAAAGCGAACCTATCTTCACGCTGTAAGGCTCACCTTCTCAAAAGCCTCACGAGCGTTTTTGTCCCTAGCTCCGCCAGCCCATCTGCCAGCGTGAAAGTAAAGTTTTTTGACCGAATCTAAGCGTTGCTGTTGAAGAAGCTTTTTCTTTTCTTCCTCAAAATTCAGATTCTTTGCTTCTTCGTTTTCTATCGCTATCGCTCGTAGCCTCATCTTCAAGGCTAATTCTTCGATATTCATGTTTGCCTCCTACAGCATCTAATTGATACCAGATTCCTTGCAGACAGTCAAATACCGGTTCATCCGTGTTTTCGTATCTGCTTAGTTTGTGTCCATCTATCCGAGCTTGTCTCGCAATCTCGGCATCGCTCTCCATCTGTCCGTTGTAAACCGCACATACCAATATGAGGTTGTCCAGTCTGTCCAGAGCTCTTGATCCACCCGAACCACGATTTATCCTGTGATGTGGAACTAGGTAGTTTGAAGTCCCGCAATGCCAGCACCAAAGGTCACGCTTTAGCAGGGCTTCTTTGACCTTCTTTGTCAGGGTCATAGATTGATGTCCATTTGCATCAGCTTGGCTTGTGTCCCAGCAGCCATCAGAGCCGTTTCTAGGGCCTTTATTTTGACCTTTATACGATTCACCTTAGCCCGAGCTAAATCACGCTCTAAACGGGCTTGAGAGGCTTCTAAGCGGCTAATGGCAGTGCGGTCTGCAACCGTGCCCTGAGACCGAATAAAAGCCTTCTGTTCAAGGGTGTCTAAATCAAACTCTTTTTGGGCTAGGTCTACCTCAGCCTGATAAAGGGCATCAGCTCCCTTATTGTTCTCCGCCGTCAGTTCTGCGATCTGCTTGGCTATCTCCGATGGATGCACTTAGTTGCTCCATTCGCTCAAGCATGTTGATACGCCAGATTTCACTTTCCTCTGCCAGCTTTCGGCTTAGCAGTAACTGACCCGATTCCCTCGCCCGCTGCTGTTTCATCAAACAGTCCTGATATGCTTCCTTCAGTTCCTGAAGGCTTGCTGCCTGTATCTGGTAGAGCATTAGCCCTTTCCTTTATGTAATCCAGCACGGAGGTAGTTACTCTTTTCGCCTTGGCTTGTGCCCAGAGGCTACGGAGTGCTTCCTTGTCATTCAGGCTATCAGCATCAGCCTTCCAATCTCTTTCGCCCATCGAGCTAAGAGCTTCTACGGCATTGAACTTCTCTACCTTCTCCATCTCCTCACGGCTTGGCCTTTTGAGGCCCGAGTAGATGTAGTTCGCAAGGCAGCGACCAATCGAACTGGTCTCACATCGTTCAAGGGCGAATGGGTCTGAGTTAGCCTCACTTGCCCAGCCAGTTGTCTTGGGCAGGTCTGTTGCCTGATCTCCAGCGGTCAGGTAAAGCCGTGTCTCAATCACCCACAGCGATGAATCCTTCGTGTGGTTGACGGTCACGATACGGGCATCTTTGTTTTCCTCGTCTGCCCAGAAACTGCGAAGTCTCTCTTCTACAGTTGCATACTGTGATAAATCGAATCTAGCCATTGCTTCCTCCTACTTGTGAATCACTAGATAAGGCACGCCATCTCTGCGGGCTTGCCTAGTTGCTACTTTGATTTTCTGTCCATCTTTCAGAACAAAACCTGTCTTTGCGTATTGCATTGTGTCAAGAACCATGGATTTCAGCAAGTTGACTTGCGACTGAGATTCATCGAGCATTGCCTGAGCGTTCTTGAGCTGTAGTCCCAAAGTCCCCAGCTCTACCTCAGTATCGTCAATCTGCGGGTGCTGTTGGCGAACTGTCTGGTAGGTGCTCTCTGACCCATCCCATTCTGGGCGTGTGCCATCCGTCAGGCTCTTGTGGAACATCGTGGCGTAGTCAGCCTGGGTGAGCTGCACAAACTCGTCAGCTTCGACCTCATACTCAAACCAGTCCATGCCGGCGACAGCTACGACAATCGCCTTGCTCACGCCCATCACATGCATGTAGTGCTGCACCTGACAGGCGTAGTGTGCGGGCAGAGCATCCCAGTTGTAGCGAGCTGTCTTGACCTCTATGACAATCCACTCGCCAGTCTCTTTGTTACGAGCCATTGCGTCAGGGTTTGCGTGCATGAATTCAAACTCTTTAGACACGAATGATCCTGCACGGTAAATCTCTAGCTCAGGGTGCTGTTGACCGAATAGCTTGAGGATGGGCTCCTCGAAGGCTTTGCCCAACCGAATTGCCCAGTTCTCCTGAAAGCTGTTGGGGATAAGTTCTAGCTTCTTGGCCCATAGCGTGTAGGCACTCTCCCATGGGTTTAGCCCCATGATTGTGCCTATCTCTGACCCGCCGATTGAGTGCTTGCGGGCCTCGTGCCACTCAGGGCTGTCTGATTCAAAGTTTCCCAGGTGAGTAGCCTGTGGAAAGTTCTCGGGTGTTACATATTCCAATTTGTCCTCCTATGACTTAGTGACTAACATACACATAGGTGGTGACATTTTGAAAGAATCTCAGAAGAAATACATGAAGCTCCAGTGGGCAATCAAGAAGAATGGCGGGGTTGTCTGTGAGCAGGTGCCTCACATTTTCTTTCCCGAAGATTCCTATAACACCGATAACGGCTACTTTGCCGAGAAAAAGCTTGCTCTAAAGATTTGTTCCCAGTGCCCTGTTCAGCAGCTTTGTGCTGATTATGCAATGACGGCCCGTGAGCCCTACGGCATCTGGGGTGGCACTACTCCTACTGATAGATAAGCGAAACCCCCTAGGGAAGAACCTAGGGGGCTTCTGCTAACTAACTAGAAGGAGAGCAACACTCTCAAGATAAGTATACGACTAACCGAATGTTTGTCAAATAAGAAACCCCCGCCATTTAGACGGGGGCTACTCGGCTTAGCTAGGAGGCTTATGGACAAGCGAACAAGGATGTCGAATAACAGCCGAGCAAGACTAGCTTAGTCCTTTTTGAAAGCAACTGAGGTCAGGATTGAAAGAAATCCGGCACCCAGTGAAACCGAAGCCAGGCTTACCCAATCAATCGTAAACAGGCCCATAGATCCTGTTCCTAGGAAAGCTATTGCTGACTGAGCTACGGTCTTGACAGCTCGTTCTCCTGCATAATCTCTCCAAAATGCAACGCTAAATATCTTCATTGTCCCGCTTCCTTATCTTTACATCTTCGTATGTAGCAAATGCAGTATAAGCGGTAAGGATTATAGAAATCAAGGCAACTCCGCCGATTATCAGTTCCCTGCTAACCGAACTGTCAGAGGCATAGGTAGCTGCACCGAAAAGAATCATTAGGGCAGACAACGCAAAGCTCATGTAAATAAGCCTACGGCGATGCTTCCAACTAGGCATCTAGTCGCTCGTCAATAAACTTCTCAGGGTCAAAGACGGTGCCGAAGAATACTGAATTGACCCTAGGGCCGATGGTGAGGTGTAAGTG